GTTCGATCCGAGCCGCCAATGTTTAATTCAGAATAAACCGGGAATTATTTGCCCAGTAAATAGGTAAGAACCAAGTGCTGCAATGAATCCTATCATCGCTAGTTGTCCATTAACTCTTTCAGCATTCTCAAAGTAGTCAACGTCTAGTACTTCCACTTGTGGTTCTGTGGCGAAACGGTTTAATCGACCGCCTTGTTCTTTAGTTGTAGTCATTAAGGTTAGAGTAAATTACTAGCGGCGAGGATGATAAGTCAGGTCGCCACTAATTACTTACTTAGTTTGAGCTTTATTTGTTGCATCCCTTCTTGCCTTCAGCTTGGCAGCTAGGCCAGTATGATTAGGCATTTGTTTCTTTTTCTTAGCCTTAGCAGCTGCCTTTTTACCAGCAGCTGTATAAGGGTATTTTTTACCAGCAACTTTTGGCATAATATTATCCTATTGACGGTGCTACTAACGCAACCTCAGATGTTTCAGCTGAAGCTAAATCTAGTGGGAAGTTGTGTGCATTCCTTTCATGCATTACCTCCATGCCTAAGTTGGCACGGTTAAGTACGTCTGCCCAAGTGGGTACGACTCTTCCGTTAGCATCAAGAATGGATTGATTGAAATTAAACCCATTAAGATTGAATGCCATAGTGGAGATTCCCATACTGGTAAACCATATGCCCACGACGGGGAAGACAGCAAGGAAGAAATGAAGAGCACGGCTATTATTAAAACTAGCATATTGGAAAATGAGTCTCCCGAAGTAGCCGTGTGCGGCGACGATATTGTAGGTCTCTTCCTCTTGTCCGAATTTGTATCCATAATTTAGAGACTCATTCTCGGTTGTCTCACGAATGAGTGATGAGGTAACCAATGAACCATGCATAGCAGAGAACAAAGCACCTCCAAACATACCTGCTACTCCTAACATATGGAAAGGATGCATAAGTATATTATGTTCTGCCTGAAATACGAACATAAAGTTAAACGTTCCCGAGATACCTAAAGGCATACCGTCACTAAAACTTCCTTGTCCGAATGGGTAGATTAAAAATACAGCGAAAGCTGCTGAAACTGGTGCTGAATAAGCAACGCAGATCCACGGTCTCATCCCTAGTCTGTAACTAAGTTCCCATTGGCGTCCCATGTAAGCAGAGATACCAAGGAGGAAGTGGAACACGATGAGTTGATAAGGTCCTCCATTGTAAAGCCATTCATCGAGATTTGCTGCTTCCCAGATTGGGTAGAAGTGCATTCCGATGGCGTTGGAGCTGGGGACCACTGCTCCTGAGATGATGTTGTTTCCATAGAGTAGAGATCCTGCGACTGGTTCACGAATTCCGTCAATATCGACGGGAGGTGCAGCGATGAAAGCTATTATAAAACAGGTTGCTGCAGTTAGTAGTGCGGGTATCATTAAGACACCGAACCACCCCACATAGAGGCGGTTATCGGTGCTAGTAACCCAGTCACAGAAGTTATCCCAATTTTGAAGTGGGGATTTTTGAACTGAGATAGTGGTCATACTACTACTTGTACTCCATGTTCAGCGTCACCGGAATCTTGTCCGACAACTTTTTTACATTGAGCAAGTTGTGCCGCAGTAGTACCACTATTATTGTAAGGTATAAACCAGCGGTCACCAGTTGTACTTACCATATATTTTACACGAAAAGAAGTTGTCCGTGCATCTGGGTCATAAGCTTTTGACATAATTAAAATGCGACGTTTGATCGTTCTAGTTTCTCGTATACATCCTGACGATAGGCAGGGTCATTGTCATATCTTGGGTCGGACATAGCAGCAACGACTTCTGCCTGACTTCGGAATGCATCTGTAGTTCTAGCTGCTTTTCCTGTCAACATGCGACCCTCGTATCCTTCTTGATTTTCGTATTCTGATCTTAATCCAGCCACGGCTATTTGAATTGCGGTTGCGTCACCTTGATCAATGATGCTATTGAAAGCATCCATTTTATTTTCTGTTAAATTTTCAGAAGCCCAACTAGTTAATCTGTTGTATTCTGCCTCTCCACCTGCTGAGTTATAAACACTGTTCATCTCAGCATCAGTAAGGTCAGGTGATTCTCCTTGCTGTGGGTTAGGATTGTTAGCTTGTATTTCCATGTAAGCATTTACAAGATCAGTACTACTCATCTCTGTAAATTTTTGCATGGTTTCTTCTGATAGCTGACCTTCATTAGCATAGTATTCTTCTGAAGCTTCTGCTATCAATGAAGCTCCTTCACTCCATTCTTCTTCTTCTGTATCTTCTTCTGTATCTACTTCAGAATCATCATCCTCACCTGATCCAAGTTTCTTTTCTAATTCAGAGTAAGCTTTAGCTAGTTCATCAGCATCTTTGAACTTACCAAGAATTAAATCATTCTCTTCTTGGCCTAGTCTATCTGCTACTTCTAAAGCAGCTTGCTCTTCCTCAGTGAACTCAGGAGCATCAGCTGGGGTGGGATCATACGTCAGTTTTTCCGTCATTCTTTATACCTTGGGCGGTGGTTACTTTTAAATTACCTAAACCAACTGTTGTTACAAACTCAGGGTCTGTACCTATCAAAGTATTCTTTGCTTCAATACGTGTTGGTTCAGCAATATCAATTTTATCTACCAAGGGTGCAGGTTTACTGACCTTGGGGAGGGGCTTCTTCTTCACCCTGGTCGGGCGGGATGGTTTGGTTGTTGCCATTTGTTAGTTGATCGTATCCGTCGTTTATCATTTGTGCCATACCCTCATTCTTACTTGGATCCATCATAGGGGTACCTGCAAATTGACCTGCTTGTTTAACAAGCTCTTGCTGCATCATCTGTTGTTGTTGAGCTTGCTTCTCTTGAGCCATAGTCTCAGGAGTCTTAACAAGATTCAATACATCAATACCTGATGCTGCTGCTAGTCGTTTAACATACTCACCTGGATCTAGGAACTTAGCCATGATCTCAGGACCCATTGTAGAAGCTAGGGTTTGTGCAAATTGAACAAGAGTTTGTTGGTCTTGTCCTCTACCTAATGCGTTTACACCTGCAATAATTTGTGGTCGTACCACATCTTTAGGAATCTTAGGAAGATCCTTATTTCTTTGTAGGATATGTAACGTTCTATTAAGGTAAGGTATCAAGAATTCAACAGTAAGCAAACTAAATAGTCCACCTAATTGTTGTTCCAATTCCATCTGCGTGAGGCGTACCTCTTCAGCAGTAGTTCTTTCACTCTGTCTAACCTGCAATACTAAGAACGCTTCATTAATTCTACGCTCTAAGTTCTGCATTTGTTCAGCTGCTGTTCTGAAGTCAGCAGTCTTACCAACCTGAATAACACCTACATCGTCAGGTCTACCCTGAACAATTGCACCGTTACCAGCATCGGCTATAGTCTTTGGTTTAGTAGTTGAGGATGGTGATACAAGGAAGACTACCTTAGAGGCTGCTGCAGAGCCTTCTACGAGTGCCTGAGAGAGTCCTTCGAGTGATCGTATATCACCAAGGAACTCTTCTACTCTACCTCTACCGTAATCTTCTCCATCAACCGTATTAAATCTTAATACGAGCCAAGGTGAAGTATTCTTTGGTGCAGTACTTCGGCTGTTAGGTAGTATCTTATCGAATGCTTCCTGATGCCATACCCATCTACCATTATTATCGAGTCGGACGTAGGTGTATACCTCAACGTCTTGATCTTTAGATCCTGTCGAATAACCATCATCTCCAGGAGAATTAGGTAAAGATTCTGGCAGATCTACATCCAGCATCTTACGACTGATTAGTTCCTTAGTGACAATCTCACAAACATTACCGTTACCATCTCTGTTAACAACAAAGCGGTTAAGGGGATAGTTTTTAAGACCGTCTTTACCCATAAATATTAATGCATTACCCGAGACAATCAAATGCTTGAGAGCTTGGTGTACTACTACTCTATCAGTAGAAGCATTAATATAATCCATGACCATCCTTTCCATCTTAGCAAAGGATAAATCTAGTTCACTCTTTACTTCTCTTGGAAACTCAACACCTAACTTGTCATCTCTAATTTGAAACTTAAAGAAACTAGTTTGTGGTGGCAGTAGTGCAAGCATAAGCTTTGCTGCTAAGTTGACCACTGACTTGGAGCCTACAGACTGCCAAGGTGTATGCAACTTTTGGTGTTCAGGTCGTGAACTTAAGTCTTCTTGGACTAGGTAGGGCAACGTTAATCTTGAACACTCAACTGCAGTATGAAGGAACTGTGTTCTATTGCGGGTTAGTTGAGAGTATCTATCACGTGCTTTCATTATTTATTACCTAGTTTTAATGAATCTTTTCCAGGTGTATCTGCTTTAGATATATCACCATTTGGCATTTGGTTGTAGACATTAACTGTTGGTGTAGGTTGTACACCTCTAGCTTCTTTGTCACCCCAACCGAACATACTGTTAGCAGCTTGTCTTGTTTTATTTAAACCCTGCATTCCAAGTGGATCTTCAGGATTAGCTAGTCCTCCTATACACATAATAATACCTCGTTAAACTGGTGGTGTTACACCGCCTGGAGGTGTATCAGGTGTGGAACCTGGATTAATAGCTCCAAATTCTTTAACTCCACGTTGTACTTTCTCAATTTCTAAGGCTTTCTTTTTACGTGTTGAAAGCTTTTCTTCTCCTTCTTCATCCTTAATTTTTTCAGGTGTTGGCATCTCTGGAGGAGGTGCTGGTGACCTTAAAGGAGGAGCTGGTTTCATTCTTGGTGGTGGTGCTGGTGCCTTGGGGCTACCGAATAAATTTCCTACGCACATTAGTTTTCTTCTTCTAATAAGTTTCGTATATATTCTACCACGCTAGCTTGGCCAGCACGGTACATGATTGAGGAGATATCCTCCTTTGGGTGGACAGGATTCCATTTGAAATTGTCCTCCACTTTCTTAAACAGTTCATCAACTCTTTCGTTGTGAAGCTTAAGCGTATTTAGGGAGATTGACATTACTATGCTCAAAAAACGCTGGCATACGGGCTCGCTGTGTCTCAGAAAACTGTGGGGCTTTCCCTTCATACATTAAGCGATCGCTTGCATCCAGCCAAAAATTTTTGTCCAAATATTTATCGGTAGTATTTATACCTAGGGGTTGGAATACCCAGTTAATGGTGGCCTTCCTAAGTTTATCCAGAGATTGACTAGGAGTAAGGCCCATATCAGCACATACGAGGCTATTAGTGGCCACGTGTATTTGTTCGTCTCTGGAAATATCAGCTGATACCGTTCTGAGACCAGCATCCCCACAAAACCTAAAAAAAGGCAGAAGTACAAAGAATATAGCACGTTCAGCTACCAACGCTTTAGTTATGGTGTGGTCGGGGTGTTGTTCCCATGCTGATCGAAGTCGTAAGGCTTCAGCCTCAGCGGTAGGGTCAACCCCAATTGAATTAGCAATATACCCAAGAGCAAGGTCATGGTTTTCTTCGTCCTTTACGTTTGATTCTAATAATGCTCTAGCACTGTCGGGAACGTCCTTTTCAAGACCTTCCTGAATGAAGGCACCAACTGGTAACTCCATATGACGTATTGCGAGAGCACGGTAGATGGTTTCTTCGGCTCCATCTTTCAATTTTCCGGCGGTAGTTTGTACGGGAGACCACTTTCGTTTCCTCCCGAGTAGTTTTTCATAAGGGTCTTTCTTCATCATTCTTGACAATCACAGGTTACTGGCTCGTTTCCGAGAATATCCTGTAAGTAATCGTCAACGTCACTCTGATCTAATGCTGCATACGCATCGGTCTTATCTTGCACGTCACCCATTACTTGCAGGGAGTAGTAAAGGGAGGTCTGGGGTGAATCTAACCACTCCTCAACGAACGCATTGTCGTAGGTTACAACATCACTCCAAGAGTTAAAGCTGTATCCGTGAAGAAGTCCCGTTTTATCTAACATCGTCACGATGCCGTCTGCTACACGCTTATATGCGTCCCAGCCGACTTCGCTGGCAATTTCTACGTTGCCATAATCGTAGTGCTGTACACCAAATGTACCACTATCTCTATCTACACTTCTAGCTATAGAAGGTGCTATCTCCGGCGTACATGTGTACCCATCTAAATCTTTACTCTTATATGAGCATGAAGCAGTAGGCGCAATAGCAAACGCCCGCTCCATATTATTTTCTCTAGCTATGTTAGCGGCTTGTTCGATACCTTTGTACAACTCAGTAGCAATAACACCAGCTGTACCAACAGGAGGCTCACCAGAATTGACATAATCTAGTGCCTCACCGAATTGTTCATAAGTAACATGGTATCTTCTTAAGAGATTCGAGAGTCCAAGGAGTCCAAGTCCGACCTGCCTGTCGGTATCACTCGGCAAATATTCTCCAGTTGCTCCAACGCCTGTCCTACTATGGAGCCCGCACAATTCGGACATACCAGTACGGAAAGCCTCTTGGAGTGATCCGACTTCACAGGCACCGAGATTGACATGCTGTAACAAGCATGTTCCACGTGAGGGCAGGTAAACTTCAAGGCAGACGTTACCGAAAATTCGTTTTCCATCTTTGCCATATTTTATTTTGTTAAGCCAGATGTCGCCGGACTTAATCCCGAGGAGGATGGCATCTTTTGTTTGATTATCTGTGTTTTGCCACCTTCCCGGATCAAGATCGACCGTCCTTTTGATCCAAGGGAGTTCAGCTCTAGGAGTGCGCACGAACTCAAGGATATCGGGATGATCAATATCCAAGTGAGCCACGACAGCGCCATTCTTATAGACGCCACCTCTTCTAAGTGTTTCATTTAATGTTGAGTAGATTTTTGCAAATGATACAGGACCACTAGCTGTAAGTCCTTTACCGTTCTCATTACCACGTTCCCGTAGCTTAGATAGGTGTACAGCACACCCTGCCCCATGCCTCAATGCATGAGATACAAATCTCCAGCTTGCCTCGATGCCTTCTGAGCCCTCCATAGAGTCCTCAACGACAAACACAGTACAGCTCACTGGAAGTCTTGATTCTGGGTTATCCAACCATGATTGGACCCGACCAGTGCGGGAGATAAGTTCTGCCTTCATTTCAAATAATATCAGATAGATCAGGTGGTTGATAATTTGGTCCTTTTAAGACCTTTCCATCTTCTCGGTATATTGGTTTACCGTCCTCACCGAGTTTGGACATATTACTTTTATGCACTCTATCTAGTGCTTCATCTAAGAACCATCCCATATTCTCAGCATATTGGTAGCATACATAGACTAGATCAGCTAATTCCTTTAGTGTAGCCTCTTTAGGAGGACTACCTACTCTGAACATATCACCATCAGCTTCAATGAATTCTTTAAATTCTTCAACAATCAGATTTTTCTGATACGAACGGCTCTCTCTTGAGATTCTGTTTTTGATGTTGTATCGGGATCGGAATTCCTTCGCCTGATCGGATAGAAAGGTTTTCTGCATGTTCTAGTTCGTTTTCTAAGTAGTGGATTGCTTTTTCTAAGTCTTGTATCTTGCTATCTTTGTAACCTGCTCTGCAGATATACTTGATCGCATTACCGAGATGAAAGTTTAGTTCTTGTTCTCTAATAAAATCCCAAACATCGGTAGAACCTCGTTGGTAGTAGGTGGGACCTTTGGCCATTGTTTAAGTAAATTTTTAATTGAATTTCCCATGACAAAATTTTGTTCTTGCATGGCTAAGAAAACAGTGATGATATCTTTCATCTCAACTTCACCGCTGTTTAATCTAATTTCAAGCTGCCTTAGCTTTAGATCCTGCTCCATAGTTAACTCTGTAACTGGAGGAGGGGGACCATAATTTAGGTTCTTTTCGTTCGAAGTCATAATCATCAGCTGTTAAAATTCTAGCCAGTCTAGCATTTACTAAAGCATCTTCTTCAGTTAAATCTTTTTCTTTGAATGCTTCAACTACTGCTTTCCATGTGTATCCCTTTTCTTTGAATAGAGCTTCTGCTCGTTTGACTCCAATTCCAGGGACTCCACCATATCCGTCAGTTTGATCTCCAGAAATAGATTGAATAAGGTGCCAAGCTGCTCCTGCCTCCTTGTCGATTGTGAATACTTCATCAAAATTGTATAACTGTCCAGGAATTTGTCTCATATCCTTATCAGGTGAGGCTATAATATTTCCTGGGTATTTAGTGGCATAAATGCCCATAGCATCATCAGCTTCAAGCCCTGATTTACATATTACTTTATACTCTTTTCGGAGAGCATTAATAACACGTTTATAGCCACAAGGCTTTTTACGATTCCGATGACCTTTATAATCGGGTAGAATTTTTTTTCTGAAATTTGTACTGTCCGAAAAGAACAGTATCATAGAAGAGAATGTCCCAAGTTTGTTTTCAAGTTTGGTAAGTTCCCTCTTTGTGGCTCCGTATGCATCACGAAAGTTGCTAGTGACAAGAATAACATCGTCACCAAAATCAACTTCAGTTTCTGCGGCAGCGCACGCTTTATAGACGATAAAGTCTGCATCGCATAAAATTTTCATACATTAGTGTGTCTCTCCCCAGTTAATGCCATCTTTGGCTTCAGCTGCTACTGGGATTCGCATATTATAATATTCTCCTGCCTCAGCAGCGGAGAGAACAAGAAGAGATTTGAGATCATCAACATGTTCTGGTTTAGATTCAAACTGCAACTCGTCATGAATAAAAGCGAGCTGGTGACAGTGTAAATCCATTTTCTTGATGTGGTCATGGGTGGTTACCATCCATCGTTTTGCTATTATCGCCGCCGACCCTTGGAGGAGGTAGTTAAGAGACTTGTGCCTCGAGTCACACAGGATGTGACGGTTATCCAGTCCACGAACATAACCCCTCTCACTAGCTTTGTGTACGCCTTCCAGAAGTTCTTTAAGACCTGGAATGGCAGCGATATAAGCTTCCCTAATCTCTTTACCTTTCTTCCTCGCATTCGATTGTGAAAGTTGTTTATCATAACTGTATCCTATTTTTTCATTACCTGCTCCATACAAAAATGCATATGTTACCGTCTTAACTTGTGATCTAGTGATTCCAATTTTATCAGCATTTTCTTGGTGAATGTCTCCTGTGGTAAGGATTTTAGCATATCTTCCCTCGTCAAATCGTGCAAGATAATGGGCAAGCATACGTAACTCGATGCCAGAAAGATCAGCAGCAGCCAATCGCATATTTGGTGAAGCAATAAACAAACGTCGAAATCTTTCATCACTAGGTACCTGTCCGAGATTTGGAGTACGATGAGCACACCTAAATGTAGCGGTTGCTACTGAACAATGGTGATGTATCCTAGATTTCGTAACAAGCTTCTGCCATGCGTTCACGCCTTCTGATATCATCCCTAACATCTTGGTCAGTTCTAGTAGACGCAAGAAATGGAGAGCTATATCCGTCCCAATATCCTTCAGGACTGTCTCGTCTATGATTGGTTTTTCTGACTTCGAGGTCATTAATGACGGAATCCAACCATAGTGTGTTTGTAGTATCCATGCTATATGGTCTCTTGAAGTAGGATTTAACTCCTTTAACTTTGTAAGTGGACAGCCTTCGACGTATCCTTGGCGGCTATTATTTCTTTTAGGAGTAAATTCCGATCCTGCGACGAAAGGGTGCCTGTTTCGTAGTACTTGAGTAGTCTCTTCATACTCAGTTCTGAGAGAAGATTCAAGTTGTTGTGCAGCATGTTCGTCAAAACGCCATCCATGGATTTCTTGTTGAGTAAGTATTTGTGCTACCTGATGTTCTAACGTGATCCATTCAGGTATTTGTGGAAATGTTTGCATAGTTTGGTGGTAACCGCAACATCTTGTACGCAATAGTCTTGCATCTCTTGAGACCACTCTTTCCAGTCTGTAGTTTTACCAAAGTTTCCTTTGTATTCATTCAGTCTGTAACCGTATGACTCTAGAGAATGGCGACCGTATAATTGTAATGGCATATGTTTCCAACATCTTGTTTTATCTATATCGAGTAAATTCGGATGATATAAGCGAGATAACAAAAGAGTATCAATAATGATACCCCTAGGATTAAACCAAGGGTAGAGCCGCTTGATAATAGGAATGTCAAAGCCGATAATATTGTGACCAACAAGAAAGTCAGCAGTTTCGAGCCAACTGATTCCTGTAGTAATGGAGTAGTTGCTGCCCATCGGCGCATCCTCCTTAATATCGAGCTCAGGTGTGGAATAATTCTCATCATTGAAAGTTTCAGTACGGTTGTTATCGTCCCAGTGGAGCGCAATGCAATGGATACGTGTGGCATCTTTAAGCAGCCCGTTTGTTTCTAGGTCGAACACGATCGTTCCCACTCCAGTGGTAGGTTCTATCGACGAACTTTGCTTTTTCAATTGCTTCTTTGCTAGGTGGGTTAGGTCTATTTAATATTGGTTTTGCTTTATCACTTCTTCTTACACATCCATTTTCTTTAAAAATCTTGGGCTGGGTTGAAAATTGGTGGTTCCGTAGTTTCATGTTCAATAAAACGGCAAGTGTTTAAATCATAGCTTAGTTCACACGCTCGGCCAACTTCGCCTGAATAGCGATTTTTAAGGACTCTAACTGTTGTAAGTTTTCGTTCAGTGTCGGCCTGTTGATCGACTTCGAGGGCAACAACCGAATCTGATATTTGAGCAATGCTGTGAGATCCTCTAAGTGAGGACAAACTAACTCTGCCTCCTTCTTCTGCGCTGTGCTTGTCATTTCCTGACCTCCTCAAGTGTGATACTAAGAATAATGCAATACCAGTACGCTCAACAAGTGATCGTAATCTAGTCATGGTCTGATCTATCATGCGTCTTTCATCCCCATCCAATCCACTCAGTAATATACTAAGGTGATCTAGGAATATAACACGACAGTCCAGTCCACAGGCAAGGTATTCGATCCGATTGAAAATAATGTCCGGGTCAAAAGAACCAAAGCCATCAAACAAGTAGAGATTCCAATTAGCAATGGAATTATGAAAAGCTTCTTTGAGTTCTGATTCGTCATGTTCTCCAATATGTAAGTTTTTACCTACAGCTGTGGACATTAATCCCAGTGCGGTTCGTCTGTTACTTGCTTCAAGCTCCAAGATCCCAACTGATTCCCCCTTTTCCAGTAGGTCAGTTGCAATGTGACGGATGATTGAGGTCTTTCCGCTCCCAGAGCCAGCAGTAAATGTTGTAAGTTCTCCATACCTGATCCCGTGTAACTTTTCATTGAGTCCTCGGAATGGATATTCGTGGTCATGTGGTGCTTGTGGTGTTGTAACTATTTCTAATAGTGACTTCCCCTCGATAATCCCATCAGGTCTGTAAGTTTTCGCATCCCAAATCGCTTTGCGAATTGCTTCAGCATCGTTCGCTTGGAGCGCCTCGGAGGCATCCTTATACCCCTCGCAGCGAGCAATCTTGACTCTGCCTGCAGGTAAGACGCTTGCTGCTTCTGTTGCCGCCTTACGTCCTTGATCATCTGAATCGAAGAAGAGAATAATCTCTTCATATCCCTGAAATAAAGGGATCTGTTTTTGGCAGTCTTTCTTTGCAGATTGCGCCCCATGAGGTAAGGATACATGAGGCCAACCTGACATCGCTTCATAACCTGATGCAGCATCTAATTCACCTTCATAAACAACGATGCGTTTACCAGTACTAGGAAATAAATGCTGACCAAAGAGAGTATCAGTAGAAACCCCTTCATATCGAAAGTCCTTTTTCTTTGTTTTGATTTTGATTCCTTTTAGTATACCATCAGCGGTATAGTATGGAAATCTTAACGTGTTCTCATATTGGTATATCCTATAGAATTGATTAGTTTTTTCAGATATATTCCGTTTATGCAGCCGTTCGGCTGATCCGAGTATCTGAACATCTTTCGGCATTTTTCGATTGTGAAAATCAACTTCATTGTCACCTCCTGTTCTGTGATGACACACAAAACAGAAAGTGTGCCCATCAGAGTACAATGAATTTGCATCCGATGAGCCACAGTTTTCGCAAGGTAAGTGCCTTACGAATTCGCTATCGGTCATGTTAACCAGTCGATAGGTATATCATGGTAAGAAGTCCAAGGTATGTCGTGCTTTTCACACCATTGTGCATACGTTGTTTTACTCTTCTTACTTATAGTGTTGTATGGTGCTTGAAACACCATCCTTAAATCTAAATCGGGATTTTCCTTCTTGACCGCAAGAATTTTTCGGCGGTCTTTTGCATCCCAGTAGCCCTTTGTTTCAATGTGTACATGATTAGGGAGGACGAAATCAGGACAGTAATTATGCTGAATAACATAGGGTACTTTAACTGACTCATACTCATAAATCACTCCAAGTGTATCAAAGAGTTCAGCGACTTGTTCTTCTAGTTTAGATCTGTATTTAGAAGTCTTCTTCTTCATCAGCGGTGGATGTTGGTGTTACATTAGGATCTGCTGTTTTAAATCCTGATGACTTACCAAATAATTCCGCCACTTCATTAGCATCTAAATCTCCAGTATCTACACCAGCTTCCCCTTTTACTGAGACAACTTGTACACCAACCAACTTAAGGCTACTACCATAGGTAACCCCATCCCGTAGAATGTAAGGCTTTTGATAGAAACCCAATTTAACAGTAGATCCTGCATATAAAGGTGTCTTAGTATCGGTTACTTGTGTGCCCTCAGTGTCTACCACTGGAGGACGGTTCTCTTCATTCCAAGAGAATTTGATTTTATACTTACCCTTTGAGAGTTCTTCCCACGGCTCGGGCTTGAGCGTGGATCTTTTGGGGTTTTTCAGTTTTGACTCTGCCCATTTAAGAACATCAGTCCTTTCTGTTTCTAGTTTGTCAATGAGATCTTCATCAACAACAGCCGAGAGTGAATAACCAAACTTACTAGGTGATAGTATAGCTTGAAATCCCTCAAGTGTTACAGGTTTTTTAGTTACGTGTATGTTTCTAGTCACCAGTTAGTGCCTCTCCCAAGGATTGTGGTTCTAACTCTTTAGCTAGCTCGCCTCGGTACTCAGTGAGCTGTTTAATACGCTCATCAAGTGCGTCTAGTTGTTTCTGCTTTTGCTCCTTCTCTGCCTTCTGTAGTCTCTCTTCCGAGACAACTAATATAGTAGGCGGTCTGAAAAAGCTATCGAATAGTGAATAGTGGTGCATTTAACAAAAGAAATAAGTGGAATCGATTACGGATTCTGGATGCAGATCTCCTATAATCGGTGGTTCAGTTTCAGCCCCTATTTGTGAGGCGAAATCGGTTAAGTAATCATGTTCAGCAAATAGATGCATATATGTTTCCCTTACTATTGTAGCAAGAAGACCCATATCTGTAGCTCTACTTAATACACTGTCATGAATGAGTGCTATTGGTGCATCGAATCGTCTTACACTTAGATGTAATAGTGATGCATCTAGCGAATGGATAAGGTTAGGTGCTGTAGCAGCTTTATGTCTGTTCTTATCTACTTGATCTCCATCTACTGTAGCGACCTTGAGACGGCATCTACCTAGTAATTTAAGGTCAATGGTCTCTGTTTTCTTCTTCATTAAACGTTGAACAACCACAAATCCAGATGGTGTAACCCATTCTAGGTGTGTTTCTCCACGTTTAAGAGCGTTTGCTACCTCAGTTTCAATCCATTTCATAACTTGTAGACAACCTGGAACTACATTAGCCATAGCTCGTCTAACAGCTTGAACAACGATTGTGAGATCATCCTTATCTATATCTACACCCTTCTCTAATAATGCGTCTCTAATATATGAACGATTAGAATATGGTTTAGCATTGTAAGGTATAGTCATAACTGTTCTCTTGACACACTTACGATCCCAGTGTTCATGCAGGTTCTCAGGGATATTCCATTTAGATACTTCAGCTACTACAGCATAAGCATCTTGTGGGCGAGGTGAAGGTAATACATTAACCAACTTTGCAGTTGATTTATCTCTAGCTAAACCTGCTAATATCTGGAGACCACTACATGTAGCGTCTGTTGCAACAGGTAATCCAGTAGTCCTTCTATCTTTTAAGACAACACAGTGATAATACTCATCACATGCTGCTAAGAATTGCCAAGGTTCCTCAACTTCTTCCCAATCAGGTAAGTAAGTGATAGGATCTGTAGCCACATTCTTAATAAGACCACCATTATCTAATACCCATTGCTGTCTCTCTTCCCATGTGTCCTTGTCCTTACCATAAGTAGTAGCAACTTGAAAGGCTAACCACTTATGAGCATCATTAGCGACAACTGATTCATTAGCAAAATTTATCAGTGCTTTCCCGAAGTCAGTGTCTTGAGGTGTGAGAAATGCAGGAATAGGATATGCCCTTCCACGATAGTCAAAACTCCAAGGTATATAAAAGACATCTCTATCTTTAAACCTATCTACCGCTTTCATAGTCATCCGTGTTCTACACGTCCGTCTAACTTCCTGCGCTCTCTTATTCATTACCTCAGCAGCATCACGTCGGTACTTTCTCTTAGCTTCCTCGTTATCTGCTATATCTACTGGTTTTGGTGGTAGATGGTAATCAACTATAGGGAGAAACTTTCCAACATTAACTCCTTTCTCTTCCAAAAACTTTGCAGTCTTCACAACAAAAGGATTAAGCTTGTACCCAACCTTCTGAATCTTATTCAAAAAGTCAATTGGTATTTCTCCCTGTATACGGTGGCGCTCGCCCCTTCTCACAAGATCATGACCTTTCATAACCTCATTCAGTATATATCCGCCTTCCGTGCCATCTGCTTCCCAATCATTTGGTTCTATAAGCATAGGCCACGCAAGAGGAGAGAAGAGTTCAGCATTTGCCATCACTTCATCTTTAACATCAAGGAATTCAGGAGTAGGTAACACATAAACAGTTGTCTTGCGTCCTTCCCTTATAGGTTGTTTGTAGAACCAACCACTCGACTCCATAATACAGTCAAGCAGCCAGCCACCTAATTTAACACGTAAAGCACGTCCCCAATGTTCCCATTTCCTAACATCAGACTTATTCATTAGAGTCTGGATGGAAATGATCTTCTGTTGAGTCCCTTTAGACTTATGCCAATAGTTCTTCTTAAGTGTTTCTAATAAGGCTGGGGCTGTTTCCTCATAGTATCGCATCTGACATTCATCTTCTATGGCATGACCTATAGAATCGCATACATTAACCGCAAAATTACTACCTTCCTTGAAACTAAATACTTTATCGAAGGTAATTTTGCAGGCTATTGCAGCGGCTGCTAGAGGCTCTATATCGGCCAATCGATTGTGAATATCTTTGAATGCTATACCTGTATGCCCCTCATGTATCCTTCTATTAGTCTCTTCTATTCGCTTAACTACTAAAGGTAAGATGGTGTCTATTGAAGCAATACCATAAATAGAAGCAGAAGCATAGCTCTTATCTTCTAATTTCATAGTATTGTCAGTAAGACTCTTGAGTCCTTGACTTATTTGGTCACGCTCTAATTGTACCTGTTCATCTATGAGGTACTGTGGTGTTGTTGTAATCATGCAGTTCGTCGTTGACTTGATCTATTAATAGTTGTTTGATTTCATCACTATGTGGATGTTCATCATTCACTTCATTAATAGCTTTACTAGCATAATCATATATATCCTTAAGCGAGCGGGTCGTCGAATGGATCATATTCCTCCGGTTTCATAAAGTGTACTGCATGGTGATTGCATACTGTAAATTCACTCTCACCTTTATCCATGATAGCACGGGCTTTCCGTTTACCATGGCCTACTGTACTATATACATGTTCTGTAACCTTTCCTGTTTTAAGGTTATCCTCACGTATAATACAAGCTACGGATGATGGTAACTCCCAGCCTGCTATCTTCCAATTCATAAACTCATCGAAAGGTATGGCAAAGAACATTTCATCTGGTGAGTCCTTGTATTGTTTCCAATTGTTAGGATAGTATTTCTTTTTAGACATCGCAAATAGGTGTAACGTTTACAAGATAATCATCCATTAGACAAGCCTCTTCATAGGCATCATAAGCAATGTCATAGACACTACCTTCTGTTTCCATGATAAAGTCTCGACCTGATGATAATTCAACATGATACTTCATAGGCTTGCGGCGATTGTGAAATTGAGGGTTGGTGAGTCCCTCAGAAAAGCCCGAAGGCCTTTGAGAGAGATTCAACGATAAGTTTGTTCATGAATAGAGTATCCTATCTCTTGTAAGATAGAATCATCTTCATAATGAGTGTTAAGGAAGTCTAGTAGATAGTCTACCTCATCAAGCTCAAGAACCAAAGTTATTGGAACTGGTGTTGTTAGAAGGTCAGTCATTTTAGTGGATACCTCTCATTGATGTAGTTAAAGACATACTTAACAGCTGCCTCTAAGTATAGAAATGGTAGTAAACCTACCTCAAAGAGTGTTAACTCCTTGACATTTCTACGTTCTTCAGTGATAACAACAGGTAATTGCTCAGTAGATGTAGGCGCAACCTTTCTTTCTTGAAAGTGTTGTGATACTACTTCTGCAACCTCATGTGAAATTGCTTTTGATCTTCTGCGCTTACTTGTCATTAGTCACTGCCTCCTTGTTCTCTACTTGCTGTTCAAGCTTAGCTTTAGCACGGCTCACTTGCTGTTCGTTGTACTTTTTAGATTCCATCTCTGCTGTTGTTAAATGAAAACATTCAATGCGGTATTCATCACCGCAACTTGAATACATTTGCTTCATTCTATAATAAACAGCATCCAAATCTTCAAAGATACCTAGAACAGTAAATGAACCATCATAAGGACACACTGAACAGAGAGTGAATAACTCTGGAGTACTTGGTTTACAAGACATAATTAAATGTACATAGGACGAGCGATTGTGAATCACTCAGTAAACTCTAAGAATAGAGCTTAGAGAGTGAATCTATGCATGATTAATTGTATTCTTTAATACAATATAAATCAAGATAATTAAACAAATTGTAACAATGAATTCAGTCATCGTTGTGCATACCTCGAGTCATTCATAAAGCCTTCAGTTAAGTTCTTATAGTCATCATCTGCGATCATATTCAATAACTCCACTGCGTCCTTGTCCTGTGTAGGATCAAAGCTCTGTTGGTTAGTTGAACCGTCTTCATTGTAACTAATGAACTCAAATGTTGGCATGATAAATAATAAATAGAGGGAAATGTGTGTGGACTTATGTTATTACTAACTGCCACACGATTGTGATTGTTAAATGTTATGCAGTCTGATAACCAAAAGTATAATCAACCTTTGGATCTTGGATGCAGTTCTTGTTAACCCACTGACCAATTGACTGAGCAGGGTTTAACAATGCTGACTCAATTGCACTGTCATCAACATTAGAATAGGTGTACTTATTACCATTCTTAAATTCAACTAATGCTGTTCTACTTGGTCTATCTAATTGTAAAGATTCAACAGCAGATGAGTTGAGATTGTTAAGAGTTTGCATAGTACGATTGTGAAATAAAGTGTAAATGAGAAGGAACTAATTAAGTCCTTCAGGCTGTCAACTAATAAATAGAATGACAGCGGGAAAGAGTTAATAACCTAACCAAGTTAGGATGGTGTTAGCACTATAATCATGGCCGCAATCGTCAGCATAATCATAATAACTAGCACCGTGATCTGATAATAGTTGAATAACATCAACTTCAGATAAATTACCATCGCTATCTGTACATTCAATTACAGAATTGCAGTAGCCAGTTTCAAAACTCATGATTAATTACCTACTAGGTTATTGATAGTTTGTTGTGTAACTTTCTTAGCTATTACACCATCAAGATACTTATTAATGTGCCTCGATGTTGTTTTGCTATAGAAATCTTCAGTCCTTAAATACTCATAGTCTTGCAATCTTGCAGCGACTGGTGTATCATAACTAAAGAAAACTTCTGAACCATTGTTGTATTCAACCACGGTTTGATTGTAGCCGATTCTTCTTAGTTTCATGAGGTAATCGATTGTGATAATTAGTGTGGACAATTTGATACATAAAGTATCAATAACTCGGGCAGGAATTGCACCTGCTTAAATGTCTAAAACATCGAGCAATTTAATCAAGATCAGCATAACTTCCATCGGGATAAGTTACACCTCTAAAGTAACAACCTTTAGAATGATTGTAGACTGTTGATGATACTATCTTAGCATTATCTTGCTTTGAATAGTATTCATCTTGATCGAAGATTGATCTGTGATTGTTGTTAGTTTCATTCATCATAATTCAGTGATTGATGTAATACAAGCTGGATCAATTAGACTGCCTTCAATGTTATTAACTAAGACTTCAATTTCATCGTCTTGTTGATAAGAATAAGACCAATTGTAGCCTAATTCTTCTACATCACTGATGGAATCTTCAGTCAAGTTTAGTTTAAATACTTTCATAAGATTTGAAGTGAGTTGTTTATAAATAAGAGAGAATGTGTGTCCTCTTTATTTATACTTTAATTATAACAAAAATCAGAGTATAAGTCAAGCAATCGTTACACTCTGTAATAATGTTATATAAGCTCGTTTATGTTGTTGTTAACATACTCTTCTAATTCATCGAGCTTGTTATCATTAATTAGATTGCAATAATCTATTAAGATATCATTTAGTAGCTCGTAATCATGTTGAGTTAGATGACATAAACTCATAGCTAATTGTTGTCTGTTCAGTAACATTTAATGTACCTCAATTTGTTTACATTGTTAATATAGCAGAGATCACATGATAAGTCAAGTATAATCAATAGATCGTTACATACTGTAATAATGATAGTAACTGTGTATCTACTAATTAACACATAGCGCCACAG